ACTATGGCTTTTGGTGATGGTGACGTAACACTTACAGGAACTCAAACTTTAACAAATAAAACTTTAACAGACCCTATATTAAGTCCTGGAACAGCAACTGCTGGTAAAATAGAATTTTTAGAAGGTACAGACAATGGTACAAACAAAGTAACATTAATTGGTCCTGCTTCAACAGCAGATGTTACAGTAACGTTGCCAGCGGCAACTGACACATTAGTTGGAAAAGCTACAACAGATACTTTAACAAATAAAACTTTAACTAGTCCTGCAATAGGAACAAAAATTTCAGATACTAATGGAAACGAATTAGTTAATCTTACTGCAACAGGTTCAGCAGTTAATGAATTTACAATAGCTAACGCAGCGACAGGTGATGGTCCAACTCTATCAGCAACAGGTGAAACTAACGTTGATATTAATTTAAATCCTAAAGGAACAGGAACTCTTAAATCAGGAACAGCTGCAGTTAAAATTGCAGGTAAAGAAACTATCTGGGTTCCAGCTTCAGCTATGTATCCTAATAGTACAAGTGGATGTGCTGACATAGAACAAACAGAATTATCAAATGGACCTGAATTAAAAACTTTAGATTTTGACAAAGACTCAGATGAGTTTGCACAGTTCGCTGTTGCTTTTCCAAAATCTTGGAATGAAGGCACAGTAACTTTTCAAGCATTTTTTACAGCAAATACCACAAACACTGGTAATGCAGTTTGGAAATTACAAGGTGTTGCTCTAGCAGATAATGGAGATTTAAATACAGCTTTTGGTACAGCAGTAGGTGTGGCTAAAGCACATAGCGGTACAGCGAACGATTTAGATGTAGCGGCGGAAAGTGGCGCAGTAACTATTGCAGGTTCACCTAGCACAGATGAATATGTATTTTTTCAGATATTTAGAGATGCGAATGATGGTGATGATAGCTTAACAGCAGATGCAAAATTACTAGGTGTTAAATTATTCTTTACTACTGATGCTGCTAACGACGCATAAGGAATTTAGATATGAGAGATTTAAAAAATAAACTTACTACAGGTAAGAACACAAAAAATATCCAAAGAAGAAAAAGTAAATCATTCGGTTATCAAATTTTAGGATTTGGTTCTGGCGGAGTTCCAAATGTTTTTACTGTTGCCACAGGAGGAACAGTAACAACAGATGGAAATTTTAAAGTTCATACATTTACTGGTAATGGTACTTTTGAAATTACACAAGCAGGTCTTGGAGATTTTACTGCAATTGATTATGTAGTCGTCGCTGGAGGCGGCGGTGGAGGTAGCCCTATCGGAGGAGGCGGTGGAGGCGCGGGAGGATACCGTGTCGCTGCTAGCACTTATCCAGCACCCGGAAGAGCAGGTTCAAGTTTAACAGCTTCTGTTGCAAGTTTTCCAATTACTGTTGGAGGAGGCGGCGGAGCAAGTCCCGGTAGAAATAATAATGGAGGAAATGGTTCTAATTCAGTTTTTTCATCAATCACTTCAGCAGGTGGTGGTGGAGGCGGTAGCTGTCAAAATTCTAGTATAGGAGTTTCTGGAGGATCTGGCGGTGGATCAGGAGCAGGCGCTGGTGGCGGAGGTGCTTCTGGAAATAGTCCTTCAACAAGCCCTGTGCAAGGATTTAATGGTGGATCAGCTCCAGGTAACTTAGAAGATGGCAAAGGCGGCGGTGGCGGTGGCGGTACTGCAGTCGGAGGCAACGCTGGTGGAAATGGTGGACCCGGTGGAGCTGGAGAAGAAAATAGTATTACAGGAAGCGCTGTTGCAAGAGGCGGCGGCGGTGGCGGTGGCTCTAGAACAGATAGACCAGGAAACGCCGGATCTGGAGGAACTGGAGGCGGCGGTGCCGGATCACCAGGAGCTAGTGGTTCAGGAGGTGGATCAGGTAACACCGGAGGCGGTGGAGGCGGTGGAGGTTTTCAACCACACCAAGAAAGACCGGGCTCTGCTGGTGGTTCAGGTGTTGTAATAATAAGGTATCAATTCCAATAGGAGATTTATGGCACATTTTGCAAAATTAGATGATGATAATACAGTGCTTCAAGTTCAAGTAGTAGATAATCCTATTTTAGATCCTAACAATACAGGAACTGAAGACGAAAGTTTAGGTATAACATATTTAACTAATATTCACGGTTGGACTAATTGGAAACAAACTTCTTACAATAATAATTTTAGAAAAAAATATGCAGCTATAGGAGATATTTATGATTCAACAAAAGATAAATTTATTATTCCAAAACCTTTTTCATCTTGGAGTTTAGATTCTAATGATGATTGGAAAGCACCAGTTGATTATCCAACTGTCTTAGAATTTGGAGACCCAGTTCAACCTCATTTACCTGAATGGAATGAAACAGAATTAAGATGGGACGACACGACTACAGGAAAAGTTTGGGATCCAAACACTAGTTCTTGGGTAGATTCTTAATTTTTTCCACCACCATTTTTTCCATCTTCTAAATAATTTACTTCTCTATCAAAAAAAAGATCTGGATGAATATCTTGAAAATCAATATTCCAAGATATAATTGTTTTTCTTTTATTAAATTTTAGTGGAGGCGATCTATGTATAATATAACTAGGAAAAATAATAATATCTCCCTCTTCTACTTTTAGGCTAAAAGTTTTACTTAAATTTTGTGGTGCTAAAAACTGAGTTGGCTGTGATCCTTTTGGATATTCTAGATAATATACACCTGTATAGTTTCTAGCATGTTGATGCCAACCATGCGTTTGATGTTTTTTATATTGTTGGTACCATATTTTAGAAAGATTAATATTAGTAAAACCTAAATGTATAGCTTGTTGTTTTAAAAAATTTTTAATAGTAGCTCCATATTTTTTTACCCAAGGTCTTTTAAGATTAGAAGCCAATGGCCAATCAGTTTTACTTAAATCATCATTCATGTTTCCTTTTTTATTTTTAAAAGAACTACCTTTAGATTTATTTAATTCTTTCAAAAAATCTTTTTTTATTTTTCTATGTAACGGAAACTTAGAAATTACAAATGGAGTGTGTATAAAATATTTTTTAAACATCTGTGTGAAAAGAAGTGTTAAAAGCGATGATTGATTTAGTTATATTTTTTTTAAATTTAGGTGAACGATGTAGTAAAAATCCCGGCATGCTTAGGATAGTACCTTCTTTCACTTTCATTTTTAAAGTTTTATGTGTAAAAGGATCTTTAACTTCAGTTGCCCCACTATCGACTTCTAAATAATATACATTGGTATAATTACAGTCAGCATGAGTATGCCAAACATGATGATCATTTTTTTTATATTGTTGGAACCAAAAATTATGTGGACTACATTTTTTTACTTTAAAAAACTCTGCCATGTTTTCTAAATTTTCTTGTATTTGACTTAAAAAAAAAGAATAATTTATAGGAGTCTTTTCTAAATTCCAATCAGTATTGCCTACTGTATCAATTCTGTTAATTGGCAGTTTATTAATTTCATTTAAATAATGCTCTTTAATTACTTTGTGGTTTTTTACTTTTTGAATAAAGTAAGGCAAATTTATCGGTTTAACTATCATTTTTTTTTAAATGTTGCGGGTAGTCCTAAATGTGCTCTAGTGTCATACATATTATTAGCTGCTTCAGTAGTAGACGCATCATGATAATGTAAAAACACTTGTGCATATTCTTGGCCTAAATATGGTTCTCTCCAATGTTCTATTTCTTGACCTTTGTAAATTAATAAATCACCAATACCTAAATTAATAGATATATCTTTTTTTCCTTTTTTTAAAAAAATAGGCCATTTATAATCTCCACCTAAATGCATAGTGCAAGATATTTCACAGCTAAATCTATCTACATGTTTTTTTAATTCAGATGTGTTGTTATAAATTCTTGCATATGAATAAGTTGGAATTAATTGTGTTTTTATTTTTTTTTCAATATAAGGTTGAACCATAATTAGTAATGTTTCCATTGCTATATCTGAATAGTGACTAAAGCTACCAAGAGCCTGTGGATCATTAAAACATCCCCAATCATCTGAATAAGGAGAAATATATTTTTCTTTTTTAAAAGTTAAAAGAACTTCTCGTTTTATTTTAAAATAATTATAAACAAAAGTTGCTACATCTTTTGGAATAGCTTCCTTTAATATTTGATAACCGTTTTTTTGAAATAAACTCACTGCCATGGTTTTCCTAACATCCACATTACTAAAGAGTAACGAGTGCCTTTTGTTACTGGTTTTACTCTATGCCATAGATAAGAAGGAAAAACAATTACAGAACCTTTCGACTTTACTTCTGTAGCCTCTAGTTCATGTTGTTTCTTTTTTCTTTTATCTGGATCATAGTTTCTAAAGTCAAATTCAAATTCTCCACCTTCAAATTCAGAAGGGTCATTTAATTGACAGGTTAAACTAATTTTTCTCGCTTTTCCATTTTCCTCTTGTATAAGTTCTCTTTCGTAAGGAAAGGAGTGCATTGCAAAATCTTGGTGCCACCCATAATGTTGATTCTTTCCGTAAATTGTAAATTGTGCGTGTTGCAAAAAATCTAATTGATAGTTCCAAAATGATCTGCGATTAGCTTCTTGTATAAGAGGAATCATAAGATCTTCGATCCATTTTTCTTTTAACCATACTGTTTTAGAATGTCTTTTCTTTAACATATTTTTTTTAGATACTGTTTTCTGTTGATACCCATCTGTTTCAGCTAATTTTGGTTTTCTTTCTAATCCTAGTTTTATGATGTCATCACACATTTTACTAGGTATGGCATTTTTAAAAAACCAGTAATAAAATTTATTGTTTAGATTCATTAATAAATAATATGTGTTTTTGCTTTTATAATAAATCTATTTTCTTTTTCTTCATTTCTTGAAATATCATATTTTATTGTACTATTAAAAATAATGTATTTATTTGTTTCTATATCAACATGCCAAGATTTATCTTTATGTCGATTATCATCATAAAATAAAGATACAGTGGCTTTTCCATTAATGGGAAATAAAATAGTGTAATCTGGTGATCCGTATAAATCATAAATGTTAATATCATTAATTGTCGGATGTAACTCACCTGGTTTAGAAATTAATGCTTCATGTTCTGCTGCACCAATTATTTGTCTATCTAAATCATATTTTAAAAATTGATCTTTAATATATTCATATAACCAATGAATATTTTTTTCCCATTTTAAAGGTACACCATTTAATCTTTTTTCTTTAAAAATGTCTCTTGCTGTTGACTTTAACAAATGTTCTTTAATTTCATCAAAATTAATTAAAGATTTTTCTGTTTTAAAAACTCCAACAAATAATTCTAAATTACTTAACTCTTTTCTTTCCATTTATTATATTATCTCCGTATACTGCAAAATCTATATTAGAATTTTTTAAAAATGTCAATAGATCGTTTTTAGAACCCATGATAGGTTTGCCACCTATATTTAAACTTGTGTTTAATATAATTGATTCACCAGTAATTTTTTTAAATTCTTTTAGTAAAGAATAAAAACATTTATTACTTTCATCTACTGTTTGATATCTACACGTATCATCTACATGTGTAATACCATACAGGTTTGATGTTTTTACTTTTGATACATATAACATGTGCGGATTCTCTATTGGGTTTTTTAAATATTTATGCATATCTTCTTTTAAAACAGATGCACCAAAAGGTCTGTATGACTCTCTTTGTTTTACTTTGTTTACTATATTTTTAGCTTCTTTTTTAAAAGGATTAAATAATATTGAACGATTACCAAGTGCTCTTGGTCCTATTTCTCCATGACCTTGATACCATGCAACCATTTTATTATTTGCTAAATACTTAGCTACCTTTTTTATTGTTTTAAGAGAAGGTTGTGTAGGAGGCGCTTCATCACTTTGATGGAAAGGAAAATTTTGTAAAACGGGTTTTTTAAGACTATGTTTTTTTCTAAGAAATTCTATAGCACCAATACTCAAGCCTTCATCGGCACAGTAAGGTAGAATTTTTAAATTTGGAAAATAATTTTTTAATTCAGTATTCCAAATTACGTTTTGAGCTACACCTCCAGAATAACCAATAGAGTCATTTTTTTTAAAGAACTTTTTAAAAAACTTTATTAAAATTTTTCCTGTTATTTCATGAACAGTTCTTATCCATGAAAGTTTTTCTAACCCTGCTAGTGCTTCGTTTTGTTTGTGGTTTACAAAAAGATTTGGGTGCCAAAAAGTTTTTATATCTTCATAAGTATAGTCTTTTAATTTTTTGTAAAAATCTTTATCTATTTGGCCATATGATTGCAGCCCCATTAATTTACCTGCACAATCATGAATGTTGCCTTGTATTTGAAATATTTGTTCTGCTGTTGTAGCATACAATTGTCCTAATGATTGTTTTTCACTTAACTTATAATTTTCTATTATTTTATCTTTTTTAAATATAGTTAAAGCATTATCTTGATCTCCAAAACCATCAATAACAATGTGTCCTGATATATCATTATACATAACATCAGTGCTTAAAGCGTGTGCATAATGATGATTAAGACGTGAAGCTTTAAAAGGAAGAAAGGGATAATTTTTAATACAAGGAAAAAAGTTTTCATTGTTTAGTGGAAAATTGTGTCTCCAAGAATCTACAACAATGGCAATATCATCTATATCTTTTTCTTTTAAATTCCATAACTTATAAACAATATCTTTCCATTGCCAAAAATTGTCAAATGCATGATGTTTGATTTGATAGTTTCTTTCAGATTTGTAATAGTAAAAATTACTACCATCATAATAACTGATGTTGGAGTCGTGCTCACATAGTCTAAGACCTATTAAATTCATTTTTAATTATATAAAGATTATATACATTTGTATAAAGAAGTCAAAAATATTAGGTAGAATAAACATCGGTAGTAGTATATAATACTATCAAAAGAATGAATAAAAACATATATGAGATATTTAAGTATGAAGTTTTTTGTACTAAATTAAATTTAGATTTAAAGTCATTAAAAAAATTTTCTTTTAAATTACAAAAAAACAATCAAGGTAAAGTTAAAAGTAATGTAGGAGGTTGGCAATCAGAAGATTTGTTTGATGAATATCCAATAATTACTGAATTAAAAAAAAATATTGCACGGTATGTAAATGATTTTTCAAAAGAATTTAATTTTAACAAAAAATTAAAATTAGCAAATTTATGGATAAATATTAATGGATATAAAGATAGTAATGACGCACATATCCATCCTGGATCTTTTTTTTCAGGTGTGTTTTATATTAAAGTACCAAAAAAATCTGGCAAACTTACTTTTATAAATCCCAATAGAGATTTTATGGAATGGGTTTTTGATAAAAACATTACAAGGTATACTCAAAAAAATAGTTCTATTTGGTCTTTTGAACCAGAGGAAAATATGTTATTTATATTCCCATCTTTTTTAGAACATAAAGTAACCCCACATATGAATAAAACTGAAAAAAGAATATCAATCTCATTTAATTCAGAATTGATATCTAATTAAGAATAGAATATAATACTACCAAAATATTAAAAACTATATATAAGTAGGGGTTATGCTACAGAAAATAGGATTCCAACCAGGTATAAACAAACAAATTTCTGAAACTGGCGCTGAAGGTCAGTGGACAGATTGTGATAACGCTAGATTTCGTTATGGTATACCTGAAAAAATAGGTGGTTGGAACCAATTAGGTAATGTAAACGAAAATGAATTAACAGGAGCAGGTAGAGGGCTTCATCATTTTATTAACAGTTTATCTAGAAAATACGCAATCATAGGAACAAACAGGATTTTATATGCGTTTTCTGGAGGTGTGTTCTATGACATACATCCCATTCAATCAACTACATCTCTTACAAACGCATTCAGTACAACTAATGGATCACCAACAGTAACTATAACTTACTCTAGTGCACATGGTCTAACTCCTGGGGATATACTTTTAATGAGTGGTTTTTCAACAATTACAGGATCAAATTATAGTGCTTCTGATTTTGATGACAAAAAATTTATGGTGACTACCGCACCTACCAATACAACAATAACTATTACAATGGCTTCAAATGAAAGTGGAGCTGGTGCAACTACTTCAGGTGGAATAACAATTAAAAAATATTACACAGTAGGACCAGCTGTTCAAGCTAAAGGTTTTGGTTATGGTCTAGGTTCTTGGGGCGGAGAAGATGGTTCAGCAGTCACAACTACTTTGAATGGTGCACTTGGAGACAATGCATTTGGAACTGGTGGATCAGGAACTTCTATTACATTAACAAGCACAACTAACTTTCCTGATTCAGGAACAAATTTTATTTTGGTAGGAACAGAAGAGATATCTTACACAGGTGTGTCTGGAAACGATTTAACAGGTATTACAAGAGCAGTTAGAGGAACAACTAGAGCAGCTCATAGTGACGGAGCAACAGTGACTGACTCTTCAGAATATGTTGCATGGGGAGAAGCAGCATCTGGGGATTTAGTTCTTGAACCGGGTATGTGGTCATTAGATAATTTTGGTGACAAAGCAATTTGTTTAATCCATGACGGTGCTGTGTTTCAATGGGACTCTAGTTTATCAAATGCTACATCAACAAGAGCAACAATTATATCTGGTGCACCAACAGCATCAAGGCACATGTTAGTATCAACACCTGATAGACACTTAGTATTTTTTGGAACAGAA